AGAAGAGCCTTGTAGTTGCTCTTTTTGTTATGATGTTTGGTGCGGCATTAGCACAAACGACTGGAACATCCAGCACAACTGGTGGAACAACAACAGGGACCACAAGTCTCATTAATCAAGGTACATACGATAGCAAAACGTTGGTAGACACCAACAGCACTTCAAATAGTGTCAGTACAGTTAATAGCAATAGCAATGCGACAAGCAACAGCAATGCGACAAGCAATTCAACTGTCAACAGCACTAGCGTTAATACGAACAACAATAACAACGCAAGCACAAGCACATCCACGAACGTTAACACAAACAATAACGTGAATAGTGGCACTCAGACGTTTAACAATAACAACGTTAACTCTGGCACATTGACATACAATAATAACAATGTCAATACTGGAACAATGACAAACAATAACAATAACGTTAATACTTCAACGTCAAACAATACAAACACTAATCATAATATAAACAGCGGCACACAAACGTTCAACAACAATAACAATAGCGTTAGCACATCTACCAATATCAATAAGAATGAAAATACTGGTACAATGACATACAACAATAACAACGTTTCAACAAGTGACAACAAAAACACAAACGTCAATACAACGACTAGCAACAATGTGAATAAGAATGAAAATACTGGCACAATGACGAACAATAACAATAACGTCAATGCGTCAACTAGCACTAGCACAAACGTGAATCAGAATGCCAACGTTAATCAGAACATCAACTCTGGTGATATGACTAACCGCAACATCAATGAAACTACAATCACTCAGCGTGTGATTCAACCTCCACCAACTGCTGTAGCACCTGCAATGATGAGTGGTGGTAATAATGATTTGTGTTCTACAGGTTCATCTGGCTCTGTTCAGACTCAAATCTTTGGTGTTTCTTCTGGTGGTACAATTAGAGACTTAAATTGCGAACGTTTAAAGTTATCGAAAACTCTTTTTGATATGGGTATGAAGGTAGCCGCCGTTGCTACTATGTGTCAAGATAGAAGAGTGTTTGATGCTATGATGGCGGCTGGTACTCCATGTCCAGCAGATGGTCAAATTGGTGTTACTGCAAGAATGTATTGGGAAGCAAATCCAGACAAGATTCCAGTTTTAGAAAAAGAGAACAAATATGAAACTGCTAAAAACATTGGGCTTGGCTCTTTGCTTGGCATTATTGTTCACGCCGCTTTTAAGTAAAGCGCAAACACTAGACCCAACGCAAGTCTACACTACGGGGAATATTCTTCAGAATACTCCTCAGGGTGGACCTACGCCTTGGGTTAATGGTGTATATCAAAACAATCTGACTTGTTGGGAATGGGGTGATCCTGGTTACTGTGGGCCAAATCCAATCGTGCGTCCTGGAGATAATATCAACTTTTCATTTGGCATGACTAATCTATATCAGATGCAAGCAATTTCTAATGTTCTACCAAACAGCGGAACTGGGCTTTCAGTAAGCGGATATAATTTTGGATTTACTGCTAAGAATGGAAATGGATGGGATGATGCGAGAATGGACTATCTTACTGCATATGTCAGTCTCTATGATTCAAAGGGTTCTACAGTATTCAATAAAAACTATGATTTGAATTCTAGATTTAATTGGTCTACGTTCAACTACTCCGAAACATTTAACACACCGCTTGCATCTAAAAATCTAGGTAGTGTTCAGTATGGTTTTGTTGGAAGAGATAACAATGGATGGGCTGGTCCTTATGGTCCAGAAATTTATGGTGTTAATTTTAGTCTGAAGTATTCTGTAGATCCATGTGCAACGAATCCTATATACTCTCCAACATGTCCTGGATATCTTGAAGCACTTGCTAAACTTGCCCCACCTCCACCACCTGTCGTAGACAACATTCAAGCACCGCCTCCTCCAATGCTGGCAGATTCGACTATGCAAATTCAGTCTGGACAACTTGCGCCTCCTCCGGGAAGTCAGCCACCGCCAGGAAGCCCTGTGCCATTAGATAACACTCAAGCACCACAACCAACAATGCAACAAGTGGGCCCAGCGCCAGCGGGTCCTCCTATGCCAGGTCCCACTCAACAAGCATCCGCATCACAACCTAGCGCAAATAATCCACAAGCTAAAGTTGGTGAAGTGTCTGATTCTTCAGGCGGTTCAAAATCAACAGTATCTCTATCTTCAGTTCTCAGTATGATTGGGTCTAATCAAGAAAAGACTGCGGCACTAGAAAAATCTGTAGTACAAGCGGCTGATGCACAAGCATTTTCTGCAGGTGAGACTGCGAAACAAAATGCTGAAAAACTTGCTGGTGACGTACAATCTCAAAGCATTGCGAACAGTGGTGGTTCATCACAAACAGGAACAGCACTCGCATCAGGCACACAATCAGTCACACAATTGCAAGGGTCATCTGTATCAATGCAAGGCAATCAACAGGGAAACTCTGCATCAAACTCTGCGAGACTTCAACAGTCTATCAATAGTGGTAGCATGGGTACGCAATCTGATACAGTCACTTCTAGCGTAACAACTCAACAACAGCAATACAATATTCAAAACACTACAAGACAAGAATTTAATGTTGCAATGGTAACACCACAAATATCTTACAGTTTAGTTGCACCAACAAGATATGCACCAGTTCAAATTGAATTGCCATCGACAGAAGGAATCAAATTTGGATATAGAGGTCCAGTTGACAATGCTATGGAATCTAAACCATTTTTACCGCAAATGAATACTGGCTCTGAACAAAATGCTTCAGTTAAAAAGAACGTGCAGAACAATGAAGCCGCAGGTAATGTTACGATAGAATCAATTGCAAAGCAACCTGCAAATTATGCACAGTACTTCACTATGATTCCAGATGTTGCATTCTATGCACCCAAAGAAATTTACAAGAATCAAAAGACAGTAGATAATGCTAGAACATTGAGAGGTTTACAAGGTGGTAGTGATAGACTACACCAAGAGATGGTCAATCAACAATACAAATAAGGAAGAAAAATGGCAGAAGAAATTAAAAACGTAAACGCTAAGATTGACGAGGCAGAAGCGGCAGTTAAGAAGTACGCAAGTAAAGATACAGTTATCAGCATTGGCGGATACGAATTCACACCAGCTAAGTTAATGGTCGCATTTACATTAGTGTCATCATTGCTTGGTGGTTTGTATGGTGCCTTTGAAGTCTATAAAGACTATCAGGGCATGAAAGACAAAATTGCTAAGTATGTGTCTCCAGACTTAACTGAAATCTATAAAAAGATGGAAGTCTTGGATGCTAACACTAGCAAAATGGTTGAATATACTGACACCATCAAGATAGATTTAAAGGGTGATGTTCGTAGATTAGAGGGCGTTGTTGAAAACGTTGAACGATCAAGTAAGACCGATCAACGTTTAACTGACACTGGAATGAAAGAGATTAAACGTGACGTTGACGGCACAGTAAAAGAAATCAAACGTGATGTTGATTCTACATTGAAAGATATCAACAGAGAGTTAGTGAAGAATCAAAAAGAAACTCAAGCTGAAATAAGAGCATTGAGAACTGAAGTAGATAACAAGATCAAAAAGGCACTTGATAATCCATTAGCTAATTAATCACTTAGTTTTGGGTGCTGGCTTTTTTCTTTTCGCCGCAGGTGTCGCTTTAGTAGATTGAGGTCTTGGCGCACGTTTAGCAATAGGGGCTGGTGGTTTTTCAATCCATGGCGTTTCTTTTACTGCTGGCTCTTGTGCAACTTCAATCTTAGCATCTACTGCCGCAGTAGTCTCTTTGATGTTTTTAATTGCAACATCTGCCGCAGTCAAAGGAACTTCTTGAGTTGTTGTCTCTACTGCTGGTTTGCTACCTGTGAAAAACTCTTTAATTTTATTAAACATGATTATCGCCTTTTTAAGTTAAAATTTCAATCGCATGATTGTAATGATTGATTCTGTCTTCTAAGCCAATGAATCCACCATTGATTCGTTTTGTCATTGTCTTCATATCGCCAATATCTGCTAGTTCATTGAGTCTAGCCGCAGACCAGAACCAACAAGCAGAATGAATAGCATACTCTGCTTCAAGCAACAAATCAGGATTCTCAACTAGTACATTGCTTTCAAACAATGACTGTGAACACTTAGTGTAGTTGTTCTTTCCCGTAATCTGCACAATGCCTCTACCACGGAAGTACCAGCCTTCTCCAGACTCTTCAGGACCATTGCCCATACGATTACCATAAACACGATTAGCAATCTTCTCTGGCTTGCGTTCGTATTGTTTTGCAATATCATCATTGGGAAAATACTTACCAAATGTACCACGTAAACCTTTTGCGGAGTAATTTAAATTCTCTTGCATCAAAGTAAAGCCACCAGATTCATGTCCACATTGTGCCATGAATGCGGCAACTCTTTTTGGTGTGTCTATGTCGTATTCTGGCAAGATATTAATTAAATTACTATACCACTCGTCAAAGTTTTTAACTTTTGGAATTAAATGGTGTACTGCATCTTCTGTGAAAAAGTCCATTGCTGTCTCCTATGATTATCATAGAAGTATTTAGCATTGAATTAATCCCAAAGTGCTTGATAGTACTTACCGAACAAACGGAATCCGTTCTGGATTCTTGTCTCAACAACTTTCATACCTTCATAGTCACACTTGTATGTGTCATTGGGACCATGTCCCATTCGAAACAACTTAGCATCTTTTTTAGGGACTTCATTGCCATCTTTGTCGATAGGAGTCCAGATCAATTCATGTTCACCAGAACGAAACGCTTCTTCCCAAGAATCATCGTTCTTACATTCGAATGCAAAAATCATTTCATTTAATGCCCAGTCCCAACGCTTATGCCAGTTGGCGTCAGTGTCGTATTCATTCTCTTTTGCTGGCGCTGAAGTTGACTTCAGTTCTTCTGGCACATCTTCATCATCAACATGAGGTCCACCATGCTTTGTTGCTTGCAATTGTTTCAGCATAGGCAAGACAATCATTGCGAGTGTGTGGTCCATTGACCATGTGTCGTATTTGTCAATCTTGATATATGACTTACGGCTACGCTTAGACTCTATCCATTGACACAGTTTCAATAGCCAAGTTTCTGGAGCATTCTTTGATTCTACAATTTCTTCTTTTGTAGTTCCGTGAGAAAGCCATGTTCCAAAATTATGCACCCAATCAGGCTTACGTTTGTATCCATATTCATCCTCAACGGGCTTTGCCCAAAAGCAAAGTGCTTCAGCTATTTGATAGGGTCCAACCCAGTTTTTATAAGGTCCGATGTAGATTTTCATGTTTTAAAAATAATTAAAATTTATGTTCATTCTTCGTTTAACATCAGTACAATGAGTACTTCTATGTTTTTTGTGTGGTTCAAATTTAAGCAATCTATTTTCTATAGATTCTATTTTTGTACCATCTTCTAAAATTGTATATCCATTATTGTTATTTAAATATAAAATTGCGCCTTTGTGTTCATACGGATAATCTATATGAAATTCATTTTCAATAAATTCTGAAACATTTGTATATAAATTTATCTTGATTCTAATGATAGCTTTTGCGTCAAGTTTTTCGAGAATAGGAAACATAAATTGACGAAATAATTGGCTTTTAGCTTCATTATCAACAAACAACATATGAGTAAAGTAATATGGAGACCCATCAGAATTTACAAAAGTAACTTGGTCTTGCCAAAACCAAGGAAAAGTATCAGATTCAATTACACTTTTGATGTGGTTAAAACTAAATTCATCTAAAAAATTGTCTATGATTTCATATTTCATATAATCGTTTTCTTTCGTGTGTACTGATACACATGTGGATTTGGTTTACTACGTGTCGATTCGCCAGATACAAATGGATCATCATCAATCAATTCACCGAATTCTTTTTCCATGTAGTATGTTCCAATTGCTTTAACGCATTGATCCATCAAACTGTTGTTTCCTGAAGAATCATCTTCTGCCCAAAAACAAATTGCAGACCTACCCCAAGTACGATATCTCAAAACATCGTGAAAAATCTGTCGATGTTTTTTATTACTGGGATCAAACGTTTCAAACGGTCGGCCGAATTGTTGAATCTTGCTCATTATTACTATTGCTTTCTATCATAATTAAAAGTTGATGCGCTTCTCTACGCACCTCATCTGTTACTGCCCATGCGAAACCTTCTGGATGAAGTAACTCTTTCAAAAAATGCACAACTTCATTTTCAGTTTGCGTTTTCATTCGTCACCTTAACAAATGGACTATTGACAGAAAAATCTTCAGGCAACTTCTCCACAATCTTAGCAAAGTGATATGAATTTGGATAGTGTCTCAGAACACCCAACGCACGTTGACGAACGTACTTTGGTACTTTAGGTGTTATTTTGGGGTTCAACAAATCTAAAAGCATTTGATGCCCGCAACGCAATGCACGATATCTTTCGTCAGGTAATGTCATCTTATGTTCCTCAAATCATTTCATCTTTGTATTCATCAAACTCTGTATCAAAACTATTATAGTTGATAAAAATCTCTTCGTCAACTTGGATATCACAAATTGCCACAGAAAAATTACCAGTATTCTGAATGTTTGGTAAATTGCTGTGATTGATAAAGTTTGACGAATCGGCATTCGAACACATGAATTCTTCGCCATCTTCAGACTTTTCTATCCAAGCATACTTCTTAAAATATTCTTTCTGTGCATCATTGAATTCTTTCATCCTGTCGATATGAAATTTTATATCAATGCCATCAACGTATTTCCACACAACGCTATTCGCTGGTATATGCTCTTTTGCAAACAAACCCAAACCCATTTTTGGATTTGTTGCTGTTCGTACTTCTGTTTTGTATAGAAACATTACGTGTGGTCTTGATAATCGCCATCACGAATGTGATCTGCCATTGATGTGAAGAAAGTTGCAACTTTATGTTCTTCAGTCCATGCTTTGCAATATGCATTATCTTTATCACACAAAGCCAATGCTTCTTCTTTAGTCACTACACGATGCGATACGATAGTTTCGCCTAGATGTTTTTGCGAAAATTCTTTTGCTTCTTCTAGCGTAACTGTATCAAGTGCCCAGTCTGCTTTGTCTTTACCATATCTGTCAATGCCAACAGGCACTTCTACCATGTAGCGTTCACGAAACGTAGAGACAGTTTCAACAAGCACCCATTGTGTTTCAATCTTTTTCATAGTCCAACTACCATCTTTATTGTCAATCCATTCGATATTGTCACCAGTTTTCCAACCAGTTCCCTCTAGTATATCATCATTCAATGGAAGAATCAAATCACCAGTTTCTGGGTCTTCTTCCAAATTGATTGTCCAAGACTTGTTTGCCATAATATTGTTCCTTTACTACCAATGATGAATCGTATTTGCAATGATGAATAAGCACGTTACAATGTGTATTATAGTCCAAAACGTTCTTAAAGTCAATGCAACCCACGCTTCTTTCATGGTAAGAATCGGTACATCAGGCTTGTCTTCATCAGTTTTACCGATTAAGTGGTTAGTTGCTCTTGCCCAAATCAACCAAAATCTCATGTTAACATCCTTACCAATCCTATGGTATCAATCGTAGTTAGCAGTAAGTAGTTAGCAAGCATCCCAAACGATTTCCTAGTATAACTAGCCCAAGCATACAAGGCGCAACCAAGGATCCAAATAGGATACAACGTAAGTAAAGGGGGGTTGGGGACGGTAACTGCCATACTAATACTACACCCAATACTAATAGCCCAAGCAAGCAACTCAATAGCAAAGCGAATCCTGTTAGACTTAAAATCATCTTTAATCCATTCTATAGTAGGGCGAAACAAATCAATAATCATATTGTTAATCCAAGTTGAATAATTCTGGATGTGTCTTTGCAAAGTAAAGTCTGAGTAGATTCCAATGTTCAAACAATTCTTGTGACTGACGTTCAACAACCATACGTTTGATTCCATACAATGAATTTAAAACTTTGCTGAAGTCATTGATCTGGCTACTATACACATCGTAATCATACGGCTGACTGTACACTTTGTATTCTCTCATTTGAAGAAACGTAGAGAACAATCGTTCAACAATAAACGGAAACATATTCAAGCTAGGGTCTCTGCTATAATTTGCACTGCCGTGATAAATCTCAGCGTCTTCACCTGTCAAAGATTCGAGTCTAACTTTGATATCTTTTACGAATGCAATGTAATCTAACCAAAATTCTTTTGTTGCGACAAAGTAACTACAGTAACACGTAGAGTCTGTCATCACCGCATCAAGCACATTTGTATCATAACCACCATTAATCAATGCAGAACGAACAACTTGTTTGATGCCGGGATGAAAGTACTCACCTTGTTCCCATACGTTTGCAGTTAATGCGTTCTGCACTCTAGCGTGATTAAAAACGTAAACATCAAAGCCTACATTTTCATCAATAGCATCTTTAATCACATTCGCTTCATATCGCATCTTGCTTTGCCAGCGAGGACCAAATACACCCCAAGCATCCAAGTTATCTGCAAAGCCTTCGTCAATGATACGATTGAGCGAATGAAACTCACGCAACTCAGGCTTCTCATTTGACGTATTATCAAATGGTGTCAGCAAAGGGTCGACTAATGGAATCTGTCTGTCTTCAAAACAAATCTGAAAAATTTTGTAGTTCAATCTGCTACCCTCGCTCCGTTCGGTGCAATGTTTCCTTCTACACCAAGTTTACCAATATTCTCAATCAGCACAGGGTCGATGTGATGGAACAATAAATGTTCAATGTCAATGTAGCCCTTTGCGTTCAATCTATCTGTCATGTGATTAAACATGTCAGTATAAAGGTCTCGAATGTATGGGAGTAAGAATGCATCAAAACTCCACAAGCGACTCATATATTGCAATGAGACACCGCCTGTGATTTCTGATTTGAATTGACTTGTGAATGGGCCACGAATGACAACTTTGTCTTTAGCTTCCATGTGTTTGTCATAGTTGAAATCATCATTCAACGTATAACGACCACTCATCTTGAAGACACGTTTGTATTTCTCACGCCAACCATCTTCAACTGCTTTATCAAAGAACGAACCGAATATGATGATCTCAATCATATTCTTTACAATATCGTGATTTGGCACTTGTTGAATTTGTTTAACATTATCTGCGTCAGCAAAACTATAAAATCTTTTAATGTGTGGTGATAATATATCACGTTCTTTTTCTGTGATATCTTCATAGCCACCATCTAGTACAATGATATCTGCATCGCACTTGTTTCTAATAGACTTGCAGGTTTCAATAGTTTGTTCAAGTCTCGTTTGAGTGTCATACACGCCATGCTTTGCATGAATCGCTGACGATACTAAGAATACACTTTCACTCATTTGTCTTCCTCACTTTTTTAGCAGGTGCTTTCTTTGGCACAGGTTTTGCTCTAGGTTTTTTAGGCTTAGGCGCAGATGCTTTCATAATTTCTTCACCGCGTTTGTTTAGACGTTTGAATACTTCATCTGGATCCATCCAAATGTCTTTATTCTCTAACATGGATTTGATTTCATCGTCTGTTAAGAATCCTGAATAGACGCTTCGCATGAATTTATCTGACCACTTGCGTTCATACATGATGTTGTCGTACATCTCACCACCCTTGCCAATAGTTCCACCAGAGTAATTGTGAAACATGAACATGGAGTTTTCTGATATCTCAAAGCCATCTGCGGCTAAGAATATCATTGTTGCGGCTGACATACATGCACCTTCTACGGATGCAATGATGTTTGCTTGAGACTCTGCCATAACACGCATCAACTGCACAGCAGTAAATAAATTACCACCATGAGAATTAATGTGAATTTTAATCACATCATTTTCATTTGCGTTTCTGATAAGTTCAAACCAATCTATGTATTCATTAGGCGCAGTTAATTCGCCACACAAATATAGAGTGTGTAATTGTCCAAGTATTTTTGGTTGTCTAGGCTTTTTGTCTTCATCTATGCCAAACAACGAACTGATTTTTTCTTCTTCCATAATTATCACTTTCTATTATAATATAGAGTATACTCTACTTTGCTTCGGATGTCAACTTGTCAAATCCATATTTGCATAGCCAATACGCATCAATCAAGTCGGAAGAAGGATTCCATTGCTTCTCTGTCATATGTAGTTCTTCTTTTAAACGAATGTCATTGAATTCTTCAAAGACTTCCTGCATTCGTTCTTTGTTTGCATTACCCTTACCAGTAGCATATTTCTTAAGTACTGTTGGTGGTATCTCTGTACACTCTACGGCAAACAACCATAGTCTGTATTTTAGAATGCCAGCATTCTCTGCAATGTTAAACACTCTGCCTTTTGATCCCATAGAATATCCTTCTAGGAATACATGGCAGTCTTTGTCTGTCTCTAACAGTCTGTCGATGAAGAAATTTGAAATACCATCGTATCGCAATACGTCAGTCATTCCTTCGTGGTCGAAAAACTTACCTCTTATGTTTTTAAATTGTACATCATATTTTCTAGATTGTGTCAGATAATAGAACTGACACTTTTCAAAATTAAATTCACCATCTTCAGTATCAAACACACACATTGCAGGACAGGTTAGAGAATAATCTACTCCTGCTACAATCATTTATCTTTCTCTGAAGACCATTCATCGTCTTCTACTAAACTATCCCAATCTTCATCTGTCCACTCTTCATCTTTTTCTGAAATTGCTTCTTCAGTTATTGATGAACCGCAATAAGAACAATGTGTTGGTGTTGTGATTCCTGCGCCTGCTAATGGTGTAACAGTATACTCAGCTTCGCATGTGTCGCAGAATACGTTGTATGTTGTCATGTAGTTTCTCCTTATTCGTACATTACTGTGTCTGTATCACCTAAAGCCCATTTCGGATTGTGTTCAACAACAAACTTTCTTGTTGCGACTTTAAAATCTGGAAACTTCATTTCTTTAGGATTACTTGCGGCATCGTAGAATATACATCGATTATTCGGTTGTGCCGCATACTGTCCATTATCTAGTTCAATGAAATTGTATGACTTGTGATCTTCTGGCCACTCAGAATATGTCAAGTCAATCATATTATGGTCTGGTGCCGCATGGTCAACAGTGAACATGTAGTTGCCTTGGTACCAGCTTTTGTCTTTTGCGTAAAATTTTCCTGTTAGGTTTTTAAGAAAGACTTTTTGTATAACTGTCATGTCGTATCCAAGACAGTCCCAAATTTGTAGGTAATCTAGAGGAACAAATTTATCTGGATCTAGATTGTGATCTCTACTTACGTATGCACTCAATGGTAATTTGTCATAGAGTGCGCCATACTCTGGAAGATATGATTCGATTCGAAATGCTTGACCACGAATCGATTTGATGCTTACCCAAATACAGGGTACATATTCACCATGACCTTCTTTGAAGTCGTATAGAAATTCTTTTCTAACAAAGCAGTGAACAGGTGGTAAATTGGCTATTAAAAATGACATTCAATTACACCAAGATGTTTTAGCCTCGCCGTAGTACTCTCTAGCGTAACCTTTAGAAATTAACATAGCACGTAAACTTTGTCCGTTGAGAATAACATCACCAAGAACACGACCACCATACTTGTCCCAATCCATCAAAACAACTTGACGCTTTTGACTTGCGGCAATCATATCTTTCGTGAATTTACTAGCGGCTTCGCCACGCTGTGCTTCACTTGGGCATTGCGCTCTGTGTCCTTTTTCTGGTGTGTCAACACCAAAGACACGAATGCTCAATTCTTTTTTGAGTGGGTCTGGCAACCAAGCCGCTTCAAACGCAACAGTATCCCCATCAATAACCCTAGTAATATTAGCGTCATATGTTACTCCAGCTTTTTGTTTTCCCTGTGCGTATGTATTCATTGCTGGGTATGCAAAACCCACTACTACGCATATTGCCCAAAATAAATTTTTCATATGTTTCCTTAAATTTCTTCTATAGTATGTTTTAGTGTTTCTTCACTAAACGGCTTAACAATGTATTTATGAACACTAGAATTGATAGTATTGAGTTTATGTTCGGAATATAAAACAACTATATTGCATTGTGTATCTGGTGTGTTTTTGAATAAGTCTGCATTGTCTGAAATAATCAAACCATACTTCTGATATCTCAATTTAGTTAACGCATCAATATTGCTTGATACAGTATCTACAGCTTTATAGCCAATTCTTCTTGCAATGTTTGCAGTCTCTTGTAATTGTTTTGGTATATTGTCCACAACAAGAACTCTTGTATTTGGATCGATTATCATGCCGCTTTGCCCCACACATCTGCCCAATCGCCTTTGGTTGCGCCCTTTGCATAATCTGTAGCACGGTTTTCAAAGAAGTTTGTATGTGTCGGTGCATTAATCATTTCTTCAACCCAAGGTAGTGGATTCTTTTTGACTTTAAAAATACCTTTTAGTCCAAGACTGATAAGGCGTCTATCTGCAATGTAACGAATGTACTTCTTAACTTCTTCTGAAGTAAGTCCTTCCATGTGACTGATACCAAAAGCTAAGTCAATAAACTTGTCTTCTAACTCTACCATTCGTTCTGCAATAGTATATATCTTAGACTTCAAGTCATCATTCCAGATTTCATTATTTTCTTGAATGAATGTTCTGAATAGCTTAATCATAGATTCGCAATGTTGCGTTTCATCTACGATAGACCAAGTAACAATCTGTCCCATACCTTTCATCTTGCCAGTACGTGGGAAGTTCAACAACATAATGAATGAAGAGAACAACTGCATACCTTCTGTGAATGCTGAGAATACCGCAATGTGTGTAGCAGTAGATTGCAAGTCACCATTTGCATTTGAAATGTCTAACACGTAATCGTGCTTGTCTTTCATTTCTTGATATGCTAAGAATTCGTTATAAGTTGTATCTGGAAGACCTAACGTTTCAATCAAGTGTGAGTATGCGGCAACGTGCAATGCTTCTCTAGCGGCAAAGCCAAGCAACATCATACGTACTTCTGGTTGCTTGAAGTATGGTAGATAGTTCTTTACATAACCGCCAGCAACGTCAATGTCACCTTGAGTAAAGAAACGAAAAATGTTTGTGAGAAAATGTTTCTCGTCTGCTGTTAATTTTTTCTTCCAATCTTTTACATCTTCAGCCATTGGAACTTCTGTATGTAACCAATGACTTTGTTCGTGCTTCAGCCACGCATCATACGCCCACGGATAATTAAATGGCTTGAATGCATCTCTGCCATCCATCAAATTACTTTTTACTTTTGTTGCACTCATTTTTTTATTATTCTCCGAATTGTATTCTTCTGTTTGGGTAATTGTTTATAAAATATTTAAACATACTTTCAACGTTAGGCTGTTGTGTGATGAATGCATTCGTGTCTTTTTCGTAGACAAAAATTTGTCCTTCAACGATTTCACTCTTGCAAAACATAACTTCTCTTACCATATTTTTATATTTAACTTGTTCCGCTTCAGCAAGAACTTTATCAATTTCATTTTCTCTTACTTGAAATCGTTTTTTCAAATCTCTGAATAAGAAATAAATTGACAATACAACTAAAAATATTACGTCTGAGGTTGAGAATTCCATTTAAGCTCCTAACCAAGTTTCTATTTCATTTTTCATTTTCATGCCAGAGAATCGTTTAACTTCAATGTCACCATCTATCATCACTAAAGTTGGGACACCACGAATGCCATAGTCCATTGCGATTTGTTGATTCTCATCAATGTCAATAACTTCAATTGGAATTTGAGTTTCAACGTCTTCTAATGTTTTTGCTAACATCTTACATGGCTGACACCATGATGCTGTAAATCTAAGTACTTTCATTTTTATCCTTCACATGCGAGACATGCATCACCATCGATCAGTGCTTTCATGTCGAGTTCTTTAATTACTTCACGCTCAATGCGTTTTGATACCTTGTCTGCTTTACCAATCTTCTCTGAACGGCAGTAGTACAATGTTTTGAGGCCTTGCTTCCATGCTTGAAAATGTACTGCATGTAGATACATGATGTTCACATCAGGTCGGAAGAATAGATTCAATGACTGCGCTTGATCGATATATTCTTGTCTATCTGCGGCATGATTAACTAACCAACGTTGGTCAATCTCCATAGAAGTCTTGAATACATCTTTCTGCCAATCATCAAGAATATCTAAGTGCTGTACACTACCATCATTTGCGATAATGCTAGACCAAACTGTCTGGTACTCATCATCTGATTTTACTACACTTTTGATGATCCTGTCAAGCCATTTGTTTTTGGCTAATGATGACCCCGATAAAGTGTCCTGACGATAAGCATTAGCACGATAAGGTTCGATACTAGGGCTAGTATTTCCCATGATGATAGACGAAGAAGCATTTGGAGCGACAGCCATAAGATGACTGAAACGTTGACCAGTGCCAACAGCGTCAAGAGCCTCACCTCGCTCTTTACCCAATTTAAGATTCGCAACATTTAATCCATCCCTGATGTGTTTAAAGATTTGTTTGTTTCTTCCGACTGCGAGTGCTGACTCGAACGGTACGTTATTTCGTTGTAGATAAGCGTGAAAGCCCAAAGCACCGACACCAATACTGCGCTCACGTATGGCAGAATACCTTGCACGTTCAACGGCGGCAGGAGCATTATCAATAAAATACTGAAGAACATTGTCGAGCATTTCAGCAATATCAGCAAGGAATAAAGGATCATTCTTCCATTCATCAAAGTACTCCAAATTAACTGAAGACAAACAACATACTGCTGTTCTATCTTTGTCTGTAGGTAAAATAATTTCAGAACACAAGTTTGATTGCTTAATGCTGAGTCCCAACTTCTTTTGAAATTCTGGCATAGCACGATTGCTTGCGTCAATGAAATGTAGATATGGTTCACCAGTCTGCATACGAATGTCAAGCACACGTTGCCACAAGTCTTTAGCAGAAACTACTTCACGCACTTCATTGTTGTGTGGGTCTCTTAATTCCCAAGAATCATCTGCATCTTTGTCTTGCATACATCGTTCAACGATTTGCATGAATGAATCTGGAATGTTAATGCCGTGATGCAAGTTCAATGTGCGTAGATTGGGGTCGCCTGTCGGCTTTCTCATCTCAAGAAATAAGAGAATATCAGGATGAGAAATATCAAGATAAGTAGCGTAGGAACCACGGCGAGTCCTACCTTGTCTGTAAGCGAGAGATGATGCGTCATATGTGCGAAGGTGCGGCATGACTCCAACCGATTTATCATCCGAACTGCGAATGCCGACACCGATCCCGACACCACCACCCAACATCGAAAGCCAATTAACTTCTGCGAGACAGTTAACAAGACCTTCTGCACTATCGTGTAGATATGGAAGAAAACATGAAATAGGGAGCCCACGACTACTGCGACCAAAAGAAAGAATGGGAGTAGAATAAGACAACCAATGCCTACTGCTGTATTCATATAATCGCTGTGCATGTTCTGGATTGCTACCAAACGCTTCTGAAACATGAGCAAACCTTTCTTGTGGAGAATTTTCATCCTCCTTCATATAACTTTCTTTCAATCTTTTAATACCTAACTCATCGAATAGCGAATCTCTACTATAGTCGATTACAATATCAGTTGTCATTCAAGTTCCTTCTCGTATACTTTTAATTATTGGAAATACCTTTGCAATTACTTCAGCACACGCCCTTGCAATTTCTGCGTGTTCTTTTTGTGTTCCATTACCATCTCTCAAATCAATGTAATGGATCCATGATCTAAGTGTGCCATTAGCGTAGAGTCTCGATACTGTAAGACCCTCTGGCAAAACTGCTCTCGCTTGCTCTTTTGCAATACCATTCTTAATAGCCCATTCATATTCTTTTTTAACTGCGTACAATACTCGCTTCTGGGCACGTTCCCATTCGTATGCTAATAGTTTTTGATTTTCATCAGACATATCAAGTTCTACGGAGTTTTGGCGATTCTTTGTGTCTTGCATTCTTGCTTCACGCAAAACAAAAGCATCATCTAACTCTGCTGTAGGATCAGCATATCTCTGACTAAATTCTTGAAACGAAAAACTTCTATGGCGTAATAACTGTCTTGCAATATCTCTTGTTGTTTCAATTTCCATGCATGCCGACACCATTTCAAGTGGCGACCAATGCTTGTGCTTAATGAGATACTTAATTAGTTTCTCTGAAGTCTCGCTATTGGCTTGGTTTGATGGATTTGATACTCTTGCACAGTATGCTACAAGGTCTTGTAAGTTGGGTAGATCAAATTCAAATTCGTCTTGCTTGTCTGCATCAATTGCTTGTTGTGAATAGCTTATCAGTTTTACGTTCATCTTAACTTCCATATGTTATATTCAAGTAGTGCCTTAGGGCCGCGAAAGGTAAATTTATTTATCGTATCGAGGATTTCATTCCGCGTTCTTTTAGCTAGTATCATATCATTTATATCTTTTTCTTGATATGATTTGGGCCAGATCACCACATTTGCGTCTGCTAAAATTGCATCACCGATTTCTCTGACGATTTCTTTATTACGTGGTTCGTTGTCATAAATCAATACTAACTGATCTTTAGGTAAGTGATTGAGTACATACTTCAGATTTGAGTTGCCGACTGCGACTGCATTGGGTAAGAACAAACTATCTATGGGACCTTCAGTAACAAAAATAGTCTGTGTTATATCTATGTTGTTCATGTTGTAAATCATGGGCGAATCATCTTTTATTTTCATTACAAGATAACGCTGTTTCTCACCACGAATACCACGTGCAGTTAAACCAACTAACTCGCCATCTCTGTCATAGAACGGCAAGACAATTCTAGGTTCTTCAGTTACAATCTTCTCTTCATACTCTGGAGAAAAGACTTTTAACTTCTGAACATTGTCAACGTAATAGAGTGTCTTTAATTTATCTTCTGGAATCTTTCTAGAACGTGCGTATACGATAGCTTCATGCGTATCGCTGAGTTTAGAGAGTGAAGTCAAAACACCTTTTAGATTGTCTGTCTTGTTACTGCCAAATACAACAGGCTTAAAAACGAATCCGTGTTCTTTGTGTGGTTTGCGACCAGTCTCACCTTCTTTGTATCGCTCTAAGCAATACTCTTTGTAAAGGTTTGGGTCAACAGCTTTGATTAGATTGCCAAGTGAAATGCTGACAGCACAATTGTGGCATTTGTAGAAGAGTCCACCCTTTTGTGCAAAGATGTATCCACGTGCTTTGTTTCTATTTGTTTGGGAGTCACCGCAGATAGGGCATCTGAAGTTATAGGTGTAGTCGCCTTTGCGAACAAATTTGTCCAAGCGAACCGAGAGTGTACCAATGTACTTTTGGTCAATCCAAATGCTCATATTTTCTCATTATATACAAAAAGTCTATCGAATGTACATTATAGCGTACATTCGACTGGAAGTCAATTAATTAAATACTTTTGATAGTGCGGCTAAGTTTACGTTGGAGATTACCCAAGCAAGGACAACTACACCACCAGCTACCATCCACTTCCACTGAAGAATTTTTCTCAAGTCATCATCTTCTTTTTTATTGTGTTCTGCGATATCTTCACGGAGAGATTTAATCTCGTCCATAATCCTACGTTCCGTCAATTCAACCTTATCTGCAACTTCTCTGCTGATAGTGGTAATTCTAGAATGTAATTCTTTGATATCAGCGTTAGTGTCTGCTTTTCTTTTTTCCATGTCGGTATATATTTGATTGACCATACGGTCGTGGTTATCCACCAGTTTCTCGATAACTGAGTCCATTTTACCACAAAGTTGTGTGATTGTCAATACTTGATTCTTAAGTACTTCCACATCAACTTTTATTTCTACCGTATCTGTTGACATTATAATCCCAACCAATTCTTTTTAGGAGGCTCAATGACAACAGGTTTACTGCCTTGTTGTAATTGTTGCAAAAGCATGATACCCGTAGCACGTACAGATGGATCATTGCTCTTTGCCATTTCTGCTAATGCAGACAGTCTTGCAGTCTCTGTTAATGTTGCGTCTTTAGACATAGACTTTTGTGCGTCAACGTAAACTGCATAATCTTTAGATGCACAACCAACTAATAAAAGTCCTGCAATTATTAAAATGATATTCTTCATTTAACAGCCTCGTATATTTTCTTCTGCTGTTGATACCATTCATTCCATCCGTCTACCTTAGCAGAACATTGATAGTATAGTGAATAGTTTTCAACAATCGTTTTTAACATGTCAGTAATAGCAACTCTATCACCTTCAATCTTTCTTAAGTCTTCGCACTTCTCAGTTAATGCAGGTATTGCGGCAGGAAACTTCTGTGTCACAGGAACGACAGTTGTACACCCAGCTATTAATATAAGCAATAAACATGCTAACGCTTTCATTTCTTAGCCTCTATCGCTTTATTTAAGGTAGCGGCGGCATTGTGAGCATCTATAATATCTTTGGGTATTGGGCAATTCTCTATAAACTTAACCACTTCTTCCTTCTTCACCACTTCTCTGTCGATGTATTGTATAATGTCTCTTCCCTTTTCTCTAACTACTTTAGTTTGGGTTACGACTTTCTCTTGTATCTCGACATTCTTCTCTGTAGATTTTTCTTCTGCTATCTTAACTTTCTCTTCTAACTCTTTTACCCTTGCTTCCCACTTAGCTTCGTTCACAATGCCGCCTTCCATCCATACTCCGAATAGTAATAGCAATGCACCAAAAACTTGAATAGGCAATCTATATGGTATGAACTTAAATACGGTTGCAACAATCAACCCTAGTAATGAAACAATAACAATCAGATGGTAAAACCAATCGGGCATCAAACTCAGTAACCACATAATCTGCCACATAACAATTACTCTTTAGATGCGAATAGTGAACGTACTTTAGTTTCTAAAGCCTTAGCCCACTCAGGTTGAGGAAAGTGCCAACCTGCAAACGCACCAACTAAAATCCAAAAAATTGTTTCTAACATATCGTTTCCTTATACTGTGAATTTTTGATTATGCGTCATAAAATTCTTCTTACGCATAACTGTCTTTGCTACCAAATCTAACTCTTCAGAATCTCTGTCCCATTTCAATACAAATGGTAAATTGATTTGAGTTTGCATATCATTCAATACCGCTTCAGCATCAGGTCCCAATGCAGGAATCTTCTTGCCGTACTTCTGAATTGTCTTCTTGAAGAGTAACTGCAATTCATCTACTGTAATTGGTTTGCCATTACGTGAATCGTTTACTCTATCTAAAAAATGTTTAGTGAATGAAACGTCAACATTCAATACTTTAAACAATTTATCTAAGTATGTCTCTAAGTCTTTCAATTGTGATTGAGAAACTTCCTCAACAATCTCTTCACGTTTGAATTGCTCTGAGAACATACCACTACGACCATGACGTAAGAAAATCATTGAGCCAGTTCTCTCATCTTGTAGAATGATTGGCTTCTTAGGATACTTTCTACCATAGTCACGAATTGCATTTCCAACTTCATCACTACCAACATACTTCTCGTACTTAAGGTATTTCTTTTTACCAGTACGTGCTTTGTTGAATCGTTCTGTGTCTACAACAAACACATCATTCTTTGCGAATCTACGTAAGAATGCTCTGCTTGCTGGAGGGTTACCATCTAAGCCTGCAATACCGCCTGTTACGTTTGCTATATCTTCTTCTACGCCTTCAGATAGATATGTCTTGCCGTTATAGTAATCTAAGAATTGTTCTTTCAACGTTTCTTCTTTGATGTTCTTTTCTTCTTTGAGTAAAAACAAAGCGGCGGCATATGATGCAAGTCTTGTTTTACCAAACGGCAATTTTTCTAAGACTCTTTTGAGTTTTAGAATCAACAAGTCGAACTTAGTGAATGAATCATCTTGTGCTGGTGTTCTTTTATCTGAATCAACAATGATGTTACCTTCAGCATCAATGACGCCAGACTTGTATGCGTCCCACTCTGCGAACGGAGTAGTGAACAGCCTCAAAATTCTATACACTAAGTATAAGTCTACTAAATTTGCCACTTATATGCTCTTCTTTAAATTGTTGTACAATGCTAAATCTAAAATTTCTACATCTTCTAATTTAACGTATTCTAGATAAATGAAAAACGCATTTAACACATCGTGATTTTCACTATCTATTTTAAATCTTAACATATTGACTGTCGCTTCAACACCAAACACATTTGAAAGAGAAATTATGTGATTCAAAATCAATCTCTCTTTCAATTCCTTTTTGTCTACATATTTGTTTATGAGTCTTTTAATGTACTTGATAATTTTCAAATCATCTAAAAACTCTAAGACAGATATGCAATTAGGATTAAAGTAGTTGCTTACTGCGTACTCATCAAAGTTATCATTGTTTAATGTATGCATTAGAACGCTGTCAATGCTGCCCTTACAATATGTGTTGAATTTGCGGCAACATAAATGTAATTTGCATCCCAAGTGATTGTACCCACACCCCAACCAACTGCCGTATTATTACCACTCGCTGGAGTTTGTGGTGTACGAATTCTAATTGCGTCAGAGTTAATATCAAGTGCTTCTGTTGGTGCGTTTGTCATAACACCAATTGCGTCTGCTGAAGCATCAACAAAGAACATGTTTGCTTGATTGTCAGTTTCAATGCGTGTGTCGCTGTCTGCGCCATCTTCATTGATTACAACACCACGGGTTAGCGTGATATTTGTTGTAGAGTCAATCGTGAAGTTATTTGCGGCAAGCGTAGTATCACCAGTTGATGTGATATTGATTGCAGACACACTAAGTGTAGATGTTTTGCCAAACAAGTCTTCAACTGTAATCTTCTTAGATATCGGTGAACCTGCTGGATCATCAATGATTAAAAGCAAATCTGTGTTTGCTGGTGCAGTCAATGCTGTTAACTGCGTTACTTTTTTATCTGCCATTTCTATTCCTTAATTTAAACCCAATTGAATGGGAATGCTACTTCCGGGACTCGGATCAAAAGGGGGCTGTTAAGCCCCCATGTTTTCATTAAGCAACTGTCAATACTGCGTTTGCGGATACTGTGTTTGCAGTAACGCCTGCGGCTGACAACTGAACACGGTAGATAGAACCGCTTACTGCAACGCCATTGTTTGCAATGTTCAATGTTGCTGTATTGGCGCCAGTGTATGTACCTGCGTTTGTCAAGTCTACAAATGCTACGTTCGCATTTGCGGCACGTTGCCAACGATGGTTGACTGTTGTACCAACTGGTAGAGTCGATGTAACAACTGTGAAGCTAACTGCACTAAATGCGGCGGCTGTATTGCTAATTGGCTGTGTATTGATTGTGATAACTGTATCTGGGAACACAACATCTTCATCGTCTGTAG